ACATACTTAAATCTAAAAACCTCAATCTTTACATCTCTCATATCTCTTTCAATATGTTGTAAGTGATTGTTTTTTATATCATTAATATCTTTCTTGATTAACTCTATCTCTATATTTAATTCGTTTAAATCTTTCATGTTAGTGGCAACTTCTTTCTTTTGGGATAAGTATTTAAAGCTATTGCTACAGATTGTTTCTGTGGCTTACCTTCTTTCCTTAACATTTTAATCTTCTTAGAAACTAGCTTGTTTCTTTCAATTCTTCCATGACCTGAGTATTTAGGATATGCCATTAGCTTGGCCCTATTCCAACAGGTCTATTTTGCACGGCTTCTAATGCAAGTTCTTGTTCGTTTAACTCAAGTTGTGATTTCTTAATCATTAACTCTTGTTGTTTAAGAGCAAGGTTAATTGCAGCTTCTTCTTGTTTAAGTTTGAGTTCTTGTGCTTTAAGTTGCGTTTCAATTTCTAATTCTTGAGCTTGTAGTTGTAGTTTTTGTAATTCTACTTGTGCTTTTCTTTGCTCTACTTTTTCTTCTAGCGTAGGTTCAGGTGGTGCTTTAGGTGGCATCATCTGTGGGTTAGATATAAATTGGTCTGCGTTTTTATATCCTGATTGTGCTATAAATTCACTTACTGCATTGTATATATTTTGTGGTGTAACCAGTGATCCCATTCCACCATTTTGCACTAATTGTTGAACAATTTGCATAATAGAACCCATTGTTTGAGTCTTAGCTGATTGACTACCAGAGCCAACGCCTACATTAACAGTACAATTTAGTTTTTCTTTCCAACGAGAAACATCTATCGGTACAAATTTTCCATTAAGATAAGCTATTTTTTTCCTATCTTCATATCTTTGTACTAAAGCATATATGTTTCTAAACAAATCTTTAATGCCTGTTTCAGCAAACATACGAGCAATAAGCTCAATTCTTTGCATAGAGGACTCAGTTGCTGCTGATATAGCTCCTGAAGTAACATGAGATGTTAATACATCTGGGTTTAATCCTTGTGTCATCTTAGATACACCTGATCTTTCTTCTCTAATGCCATCTAGGTATTGAACCATTTGGAACGCATAAGGTTGTATCTGTGGTGTAGGTAGTGCTGTAACAGCTCCTGGTGCTCTCATTCTAACGATTCCACCTGGTTTAGAGGACAATAGGTCATCTAATTCTACTTGACCAGCAAGAACAGCGTATCTCGCATTGTTAGTTAAATACATATTATCAAGAAGATTTCTCATAATAGTGGATTTAATAAGCTGTATATCTTCTACTGTGTCAGCAATACTCATGCCATGAAACTTATGAGGTATTGGTAATGGGCAGATAGTTGAGAAAGGAATCGAGTCTATTTCTTCGTTATCTAATATTATATTACCACCTTTAGTAATCTTTCTAAGTTCTGCTATGCCATCGCCATCATAATCAATGTGCATATAACATTCTTCTAACCAAACTTTTCTTGATGGGCCTTTGCCCTCATCTTGAGAAGGGTCAGAATCTTCATCATAACTAAATCTAGCCTGTCTTTCTTCGTTATATTCTGCATTGTTCTGTGTATAAGTAGGTAAATCTTCTACAAGATCTTTGGGATATCCCTCTAAAATTAAATCAGATATTGATTTTTTTACTCTATGACATACAAAACTAGCATCTTCAATAGAAGTAGTCCTTCTTGATACTAAAAATTCTTCTGGTGGAACAGATACTATTCTGACCTGACCATCTTTTTTGGTTTTTTTAACTTTAACATCGTGCTCAACAATCTTTGGGCTGACTAAATTACCATAATCATCAACTTGCTGCTTCATAACAATTACTTCTGTATGCTCTATTACCTCCAGATCATCATTAGCAAGGATAGATTGGTACTCTATCTCAGTTAAGTTCTCATAATTCTCGGTTGAAATTTCTTCTTTTTCTTCCCAAAAATGCTTAATAACTCCTGTTTTGCTAATTAAAGCATCTTTAAAAGCATCGTATAAAATTTTAAATCCATTGTTTTGCTTGTTAAAGACATAATTAACATAGTCGGTAGCTTGTTGTGCCATCTCGACATCTTCAGGGCCTTGGGGCTCAAACTCAGCTACATTGTTATGTGTAGTAAAAATACGCATAAGACTCGGCATAATATACTCAATAGTATCTCTTACATCGGTTGTAACGATTTCAGAACGACCTTCTATCTCATTACCAAAAGGTTCTCCAAGATAATACTTCATGGACTTTTCTCTTTGAGAAGACAGTTCTGTATTAAAGTTTCCTGAAGCAGACTCTATTTCACTGCTTAGTTGTGCAGCTAGTTCATCTTTGGTCATCTTTTTGGTTTTAGCCATTATTTAAGATATCCTGCTTGTTTAAGTGCTTTTCTTTGTTTTGCTTTATCGGGGTTTTTAAAACGAAATCTTGCATCTTCTACTTTGTCGGCAATATTTTTTATTGCAGCTTCTCTTTTCTGTTTATTAGTTGTAGACACAAAACCTTGTATTTTCTCTCTTCTTTTATCGAATGATAATCTGTCATACTCTTTTTGAGTCATTTTATGAAATTTTAACAGTTCTTTGTTTGCCATAATGTTCTCCTATTTTGGTCATCTTTTTAGCCATTTATTTTCCGTACCTTTTCTTAAATTTTTGAGCTGCTGTGCCCCCTGTTTTCTTTAATTTAGCTACAGCATCTGAGTATGTTGCAGCATTGCTTTGTGTTATTAATTTTTTAATAGCTTTTTTTTCAAGTTCTTTCCCCATCATTTCTGAAGCAGTATATATTCCAGCAGCAGGAAGCGATATATTAGCAGCAGTTAATAAAGCATTTACTTTTTTATCAGCTTTTGTTGTTCTTAGTTTACTTTTAAGAATTTTTTGACTATCACCTTGCATAAGTTTTTTAAAATTAACTTTAGTTAAACCTGTTGATTTCATAGCTTTAGCCATCAACTCTTTTCCTTTTTTACTTCTTAAGCCATATTTTAATGCTTCTTCTAATGCTTTTTTTGCTAATCCTGCTGCCATAATGTTCTCCTATTATTTTTTTGCCTTTGTTAATGATTTTAATTTTTTTCTTTTTTCTTTCATAATTTTTTCATCAAGAGCATAATGTTTATCTCTTAATTTTTGATTTTTAATTAAATCTTGTATGGTTTTTGTATCTCTGCCAGTTTTTCGTTTTACATAATCGCTATCGAGTTTAAGTTTCAACAATGTTCCTGCTCCTGAATTACTTGATAAAGCAGCTTTAGATTTTAATTCAGCTAATTTTCTTTTAAATCTATTTAACATAATATTTCCTATACGACTGCGACATCAGGGCCTAATCTACCCTTGGATTCCCAGCGTGAATTTTTAGTTGTTGAATGTCTTAGGCTTAATGCAGCATATCTTGTAGCCGACATTAAGTCATCTTTAAGTTTAACTAGTTTTCCATCTTTACGATGATACATACGATACTCCTCAAACCAGTCATAAAGGGTATTAAATACTTTAAATCTACCAGACTCCATTCGGTCTAACATCTCCATAAGTCCTGTTTCTACACTGTTTCCACCCTTTTTCTGCCCTAATGCAGGAGGATTTTCAAAGTGAAACGGCATCATATTGACATAAGCATCTCTATATTGCTCGGCTAGAGTAACACCACTTCCTTTATCGTGTTGATATCCATCGTGTGGCCATACAACAGGAATCCAGTCAGAGCCTTCTCGTTCATTGATGTGTGATCCATGATAACTCGGTATCTGCTTAGCCATTCGATAACAGTCATAAACGTATACTATGTCTTCATCTCTATCCCAAGCTAACCATACTACGGCTGTAGGGTGGTCGTATCCAAAATCTATTGCTGCAATCTTTGCATAATGAGGGGGTATCTTAAAAGGCTCGACAGCTAAGTTATCCTCATCTATAGGAAATACTAGCCCTGAACCTATCATTGGTATGCCTTTTGACCTCATATCTCGTTCATGTTGAGGTAGGGCAGCTAAAATCTGTTCTTTCATATCTTCGGTTAGGTGTTCTGCATCTTCCCAACCTGCTGTAACTAAAACCTGTCCTGGTCTTAAATCACTGGTAAAATTCTGTACTACCTCAGTCATGCCTGATTCTGGGGTAAAAGTAAGGTAAACCTGTCCTTTTTTATCTAAGGTTCTGGTTATACATTGTGAGTAGATGTCTTGGGGTGGTTCTTCATCTAGCCAAATAAGGTCTAAACTCTCCCCCATAAATTTTTCTGCCCCTTGTTCGTAAGCCTTAAAGGCAACTCTAGACCACCCACCTGTGCTGTGTTTTACAAGTACCGAGGAATGTGCGTTAGGCACACCTGGTTTCCTTGTGGTTTCGCCAATGAGATGTTTGGGGATAGATCCTTTCCCTTTATCTCTGGGGTTGTCTGGTTGCCCAAATAATTCTTTTTGACATATATCTCGTGTGGTTTCATTACTCGCCCCACATACCCACGCCCTAATAGGTTTATCAAATCGCCTACCTTGCCACCACTTAGGATAAAGCCCTGTTAAATGAGCTGCCATTTCCATTTTCCCTTTTTCTCTGGGGTTGTCTGGTTGCCCAAATAATTCTTTTTGACAGATATCTCGTGTGGTTTCATTACTCGCACCACATACCCATGCCCTAATAGGCTTATCAAATCGCCTACCTTGCCACCACTTAGGATAAAGGCCAGTTAAATGAGCTGCCATTTCCATAGCACCTACATACGACTTTCCTACTCGGTTAGCTGCCATCAATAATCTTTGATTAGATTCATCACCTGCTTTATGGAATCTTTCTTGAAAGGCGTAAGGTTGGTAATAATTTAATCTATTCTCCTCTTGTCGCTTAGTAAGCTCACCCAGGATCTTTTGTATTCTTTCTGTAGACATAATACTCCACCTCTAAGCCTATCCAATTTTTTTTAACATTGCAAACCAAATCGCCCTATCTTGTGTTTTATTTTATTGATACCCCAACAT